GTCCTGAAAAGTCTTCTGCAATACCTAAGCCCCTTTCAAGCCCACCAGTAAGAGAAACAATTTCTTTAATGAATCTTTCTGCAATAGATTGATTCGTAGTGTTATTTCTGAGCCTCGGGTCAAAAGTGAGGTTGAAATTACTTTTCACTGAATTAAAAACTTTAGTTTTTGGATTCCACCAATAAAATGGAATTACCAATTGTCCATCCTGAACATAGCTAGCACCTGACTCTTTGGAGTCAAGAACCCATAGTTGTATGTATTGATATGTATATGGGTTTGCTGGAGATGATAAGCCTTTTAATTCAGCAAAAGAATCTGTTTTTAACAAAGAGTCATAGGGGGCTGTTTTCGCTGTTGCGACATACTGTTTTCCACCAAATTTAAGCCTTGTACCAAGAATGAATTTTTCAGATGATTGCGTTGGTACTCTTGCTGAAAAATCTATTGCTGAGCTTCCAGCACTTTTTATGCGAACCTGGTCTACTAATTCAGCTCCCTTTGTATAAAGTCTGTAACCCTCGTCAGCAAAAGGAAGCCACCATTCTTCCGTTCCAATTCTGTCTATAACTCTAGTTATGCCCGCATCCCAACTGGTGCCGTCAAATCTTGCCGTGGTGGGTGGTGTTACTTTTTTATATTTTGCAAATATTGGAAATCCCGGATATTTGCTACCTTCTCTGTCTGGCAAGGTTCGAATTATAGAAAAGTTATATATGGTTCCAGGCTCGCTGTTAGTCCTGCTCCCAAGAGGGCCCATGAATGTGTCTTCGATTGTCATTTAGCCCCTCTCCCTACTTGCTCTTTCTTTGTCTCTGAGTTTCGCCATAACCTTGTTTGCTATTTCGTCTGGTGAGGAATTTGAGCCATTTATATTTATTGTAAAATAACTTATTCCGCCACCAGTATTTGAAATTGGTAATCCCTTTGCTGTGCCAGTTCCAACTGGGGCCATAGTATCCCCTATGGCGCCTGGTCCAGGAACAACGTGGAGGTGTCTAGAACCACCACGACCATGAAACTCTGCGAAACCGCCGTTTGCTTCAGCGAGTGATTTGTACTGTCCAAGATTTGCCCCTACGAGGTCAATTGCCCTACCTGTAAAGTGGTCAGAACTTGGAGAACCAAGTGCAAATGTTCTGAATGAAGAAGTTACTGTCCTCTTGCCACTTAACATTCCATCCATAGAGGCATGCCTAGCCATTGTTTGTGAAAGACGCGATGACGTTGTATCGCCAATTCCCTTACCTCTAGGGGAGCTGGTATCTCCTCCCTCTACTGGTTTGCCGTTAACGGTAATTGAAGTAGCATTTATGGTTTGTGCAGTTATGCTTTTTGGCGTGAGCGAAAATGCATCTTTGGACATGCCTGTTAATTTTTCAACTGCATTTTTAAAATCGGTCGTAGCGGTTGCCATTGCGGTTGCAGATTCATTGAGTTTTGCTTCTGGTCTTTGACTTATTGCAAGACCTTCTGTACTGCCAAATAAACCGGTGAATTTTCTTTCCGCAGCCTGACCATATGATTCCCTAGAGCCGCCCTCGGTCATCTGGCCCATGTCGAATGTTCCATCTTGGAGCTTCGTGAGAAGTTCTTGTTGCTTAGCTGGGTCCATACTTAGTATCTTGCCTTTTAGGGCTTCTTGGTCTATGGACATGTTGTTAGCACTAAGTTTGGTAGCAAGCTGACCTGCTGCTACATCAGCAAATCCAGTAATTTGCGATTTTCTAGCAAGCTCCTGTGTCTTTGTTACTGCATCGGTAAAGTATTTATCTTGTTGCCCCTCCATGGCTCCACCCGCCTGGAAAAGCCTGCCTGGGTCTTCTTTTGTTCCCAGTTGCTTAAGGTTGTCGAAATATGCCGCAATTGGGTCTCCGCCAGTAGCGGCAAGGGATGCTTCTCCAAATTTTTGAGTTGCAGTTAGTATGTCTATGTCGGAAGCTCCGCCAGCACCGCTCATTTGGGCATCGAGGCTAGCTATAATCTCATCGTAAATCAAAGGAGCTTTTATTTGCTCTATCATTTTTTCGTATTCTGAACCACCCTTGATAAATACGTCGGTGTTTGCCTGACGCATCTGGATAGCTGTTTTTTCAATATTCAATCCAAGTTTTGTTAATACATCGTTGAATTTTACTGTACCGTCGTATAGGTCAACACCCATTGTCTGGGCCATTAATTCAAGTTCTGGCCTTGTTTTGCCAGTAATTTTCTCAAGCTCATCTAGGCGAGAAGTGTATGTTCTATCAAGCATTTCTCCAGCTTCTGTTTCCGCCTTGAATTGCGTTTGGAATTTTTTCAATGAAGCTTCTTTATCTTTGAGCATTGTCTTGTATTGCTCTTCTGATATTTTTATCCCTAGTTCTTCTTGCTTGTTGTATATTTCTTCTAGTGCTTTTGCTTGAGCTTTTGCTTTTTTATTATCTCCACCGAACAATCCTTTAACAAAATCTCCAGCAGAGAAAAGAGCCCCTATTCCAAGTCCAATGGTTCCCATTATTCCCGCTCCGATAGCAGCTCCTATTGGGCCCAAAGCCATACCCATCGTTCCACCGACTGCTGCTCCCATCAGACCTGCTCCGGCGATATTTCTTCCATAGCTAGTTTTATCCGTATCCCCCATAGCAAGTGTCTTGTCGACACTTCCGGAAACACCACTAAGTTTTTGTTTAAAAGCTGCACCCGTACCTTCAAATGCTCCCCTGTTGGCGACTGTTCCACCCTCAGCTAAGATTTGAGCGTTTCTTGCTAATTCCATAGCCCTCTTTGAGAACAATGCTTGTGCTACTCCATCAATGGCTGCTCCCATTGTTTCTCTAGCTTCTTTTGCCTGAGCTTTAAGTTTGTTTGCGCCACCCCTGATGAATCCGCCAATACCACCAATAGCGGCACCTATTGCCGTTCCTACACCTGGGGCTATCATTGTTCCTAGTGCGGCACCACCGGCGGCTCCAGCCAATGCCCCAGACCCAGCGCCCTGAGCTTTCATTGCTCCACCAAGTCCAGCTACTGCAAGTCCTGCAAGAGGGTTAAATGCACCAATAGTTCCACCTAGAGCCATTGCTCCACGCATTTCCTCAGGGGCATATTGAGACATCATGGACAGGCCAATTCCTGCTCCCATCTTTGCGCCCATGCTGTTGTTGATGCCGCCTATTCCGGCTGCTTCATTTCCTAGTACTGCAGAACCAAGTCTTCCAGCTCTCATCATTCTCATGGTGGTTTTATTCGGGTCGATTAGTTTTGTTCTGCCAGTAAGCCTGCTGCGAGATACGAGTTTCCCATCCTTCTCTTCGGGTAGCCCTGTTTCTTTATTAATGGTAAGCATTCCGCCATAGCTCGCATCCGCCATTCCAGTTGGCCCTATAGCTGGGGCCGCTCCCGACCGAATTAATGTTTGTACACCAACGCCTACATTCCTGCCAGATTGCGCGGCATTCCTTGCGAGCCCCATGTAGTCTTTGTTTTTGAGTAACTCTGCGCCTGTTCTAGCCCTGTCTCTCATCCCCATGAACTGGCCAGTGCCGTCAGATGTGTCTATGCCCCTACCGGTTAAGGTGCCCTTTATTGATTCCTTGAATCTTGGGTAGAAGGTTCTCATTGAATACATATCAGCGGCCCTAGGCGAGAATCTGCGCCTTTTGTCTACTAGCGCTCCGCCGTCATCTGCTCCCGAGCTAAGCCCTGGTGTCCGATAACTAGCTATGGCAGGGGCATACGCACCCGAGGAGAGACTTGGTGATTGAGGGCTTGTGGGGACTTGAGGCTGCTGTCCTCGATAAACAGGGGATGGGATGAATGGTACATTAGGACCTGGAGGCATAGTTCCAGGGCCTCCAGGAATTGGTCTTACTCCTGGAGTTCCTGGATTAAATGGGTTTCTTGGACTTGTTGGAAGCGTTTGACCCGTTGGAGTTCTTTGTAGGCCTGGAGCATTGGTGACATTCAGCGTGCCAACATTCATTGTCTGAGTATTGGCTGTAGGAAGAAGTCCACCCTTTGTCCCCTTCATTTGCCTAGCCATAATCGAGAACGCCATCAACCCACCCGTTGCTCCACCAAGATTGGTGAATTGTGTGAGGATTCCACGCAACATGTCAAATACTTGAGTCAAGCCCTTAACCATGTCGTTGATGAAAGGGAGGGCCTCAAAAAACATTCTTTTAAACTCGGTTGACAATTTGAAGAATGAACCCAAAAGGTCTGCAATTCTTTCGCCAAACTCTACGACGTTTTTTTCGTTTAGTTTTAATTGGTTATTAAATTCCTTAAACGAAGCTGCACCCTCTTCACCGATTACGCTTAATATTGGCTTGAGTGTTTTTTCAATTACTTTTGCGCCTTCTATAAATGGGCGTAGTTTTTCAAGTACTTCATCCCAACCCCTTTTAAACCTTTTCATCCAATCGCCAAGGGCGTTAAACATGCCTTTAGTTTGTGGTAGCCATTCTCTAATTAGTTTTACAAAAAAGTTAGATAGTTTTTCAACAATAGAAACTAGTCCGTCAAAAAAAGTTGAACTTCCGAATACCTGAAGTTCTGCAGTAACCCTAAGAAAATCGTCTTTTATTATCTTGAATATTTTCTGCATTGCAACTTTTGCTGGTTCAAGAAACTGTTGACCAAAATCAGCAAATTGTTCTTTTAGTAAGCTGAAAAAAGTTTTTGCTTGACCAATAAGAGTTGAGCTAACTGCGTCAAACTGGCCAAAAACACCGCCTTTTTTAGCCAAATCACCAGACAGGAGCAGTTCCTTGAAGCCTTCTTTTGTTTTGACTTGAGAATCTTTTAATGCTTTTTCCATTTCTGGACCAAGCTCTTTTGCTGCTTTTTGCACATCGCCGTAGCCTTTTTTGGCATCGTTCAGCGTTGCAATTAAGGCACCAATTTTTTCCTGAGCTGCTCCAGGGTCTTGTCCTGCTGCCCCAAAATCCTGAAGAGATTTGTATATTGCCTTGGACCCGGCTATCTGCCCAGAGTTCATTGTCTTTGCCATTTCGGCATATGCTTTTTGAAGGTTCTTTGTTCCTAATCCAGCAAGGCTTGCGTCGGTAGCATAAGAACGCATTGCAACTCTGGTCTGATTTAATCCAGACCCAAATTGAGCCATTCCTCCGCCTTTATAGGCGAACATTGCAGCTTGTTGTTCACGCACTGCGGCAGCAGCCGTAGAAAGTGCAATTGCTGCTGATGCCGCAGCACCAGCTAGCCCTTTCATTATGAATTGATAACCCTTCATTATTCCTTGCCCGACAAGGAATGCGCCATGTATGGCAACTAGAGCAACAGACATAAGTCCAAGCTGGATAAGTGTAAACTTAATTCCTTTGCCAAGGAACTTGAGTAGTCCAGTTCCCATCATTTTGGTACCTTTGTCAAAGTTGTCAAAATGTTTTTTCATGGAAACAAAAGCACGTTCAGTGCGCTCTGCGAATTCGTCGACATCACTTGCGCCTGATGACAGTCCTTTTTTAGAGGACGCAAGTGTTTTTCCTTGTTCGCGCTTAAAGCTCTTTAAGGCTTTTTCGGCCTGCTTCATCCGTGCAAGGAAACTGGCTATGTCAGCATCAAGTTTTATGTTGACATTCTCTGCCATATTCTTCTCTCCACGATTTTGCCAAAATCACGTGAGTGTAAGAATCTCGCTTTTAGGCCGTATTTGCCTTGCTTCTGCGGTCTTGCTCTTCGCGGTCGTTAGTTATAACTTTAGCACATGCCAAACGTAGGAACCACTCAGTATCGGTAGACTCTAATAGCTTTATTGGGTCGGTACCAAACAGTTCGCCAAGTCTGGCTGCTGAGATAACTCTGGAGTCTTCGACTAATTCGTCTAGGACTCCTTCGTAGGGTCCACAGTTTCAACCGTATCTGAATATCCTGCTGCATCAAGGATTGCCAAGGCTGCTGCTTCAATGTGGGGGTCAACTCCAAAGAAAACTTTTACGCAATCTATTGCACGTGTCGTGTCTGTCATTTCAAAAAGTTGACTTGATGCAAAGTTTAATTCGTAGCCATCTTCGTCAAATACTTCTTCTCCGGACATACAGATGCCTGCAGTAGTTGCGCCGATTACGATGCAAGCAAACTTTGTGGCATCCATGCCGTTTCTTGTATCTTCGCCCGCCTGCTTGCGCCAGTTTCTCATCTGCTGCTGCGTTATGTTGGGGCTTATCTTTATGGTTACGCCTTCACGTTCTGGAACGTCAAGATAGACGTGTGAACGTTCTACTTTTTTCTTAATAGTCTCAGTAAGTCGCGCAAGAAGTGTTTCTTCTTTTTGAGCAGCTGGCTTAGCAGCTGGACGCGCTGGCTTTGGGGCTGGGCCCTCTTCTACTGTTGTGAAAAGTTCTGTATTTTCTGTCATGGCAGAAACTTAGCACAAGTCACAACGTAAGTAGTGAAACTAAATTTTAATGAAATTAAGCTTTTTTAACGTCTTCCACAGCAAATGTGAGGGCGAACGTAGAAGGTGCTCCAGAAGATGAGTCACCATCTGGCTCTGTCAAACCTACCAAGAGTGCGCTCTTGTAAAGTCTTCCAGTTCCTGGAACTACGCTGTTTACGTCACAGTCGTAAGTTTGAATGGTTACGTCATAAAGTGCACGACCAACCAATGGACGCAATTTCTGAAGTTTTTCTTCTATGCCAGTTTGGCTATCTGACGCAACCGGGTCATTGTCGTAATGAGCAGTAACCGTTATGTCTCCAATTTCAGAAGGAGCACACAAAAGTGTTGGGCGAAGCTTTCCACCCTCGTAGATTTTTTCTACCGAGGCGGTTATTTCTCCACCAGATACTTGGGCAAACCTAAAATTGGTCCACTTTGGTGGCGATGCGGTTGCTGTTGCAACTGGCACAATGTCGGCAAGTACTTGCCTTTGAGCTACCTTAGCCATGAACTATTCCTCCGTTATTGAGTTACGCTAGATGTCAAACTTGACTTGGTGATATCTACTTCAATCTTATCACCGACGCTGCTTGCACGAAGGCCAACTTTTGCCTTAATCGTTCCGCCGGCCAATTGTGCTACTGGGTTGAGCGAAGCATCGCACCGAACTGTGTACCCAGGGTCTATTTCAGCACCATTAACTCCGTATGATGCGAAAAGAGCACCATCTTCAGCAAGTCGAGCACAAATGGCTGTCAAGCGTGAGCTAATCGATGCGTAAATTGTTTGGCGACCATCTATCGCAGTAAAGACAAGGTCTTCAAGCGAGCGATATGCTTCAGTTACTACAGTGTTTACAACATCTTGGCTCGTTATGAACCTGAAGTTATCTTCGTCTGCAGACAGCGAACGAGCACCATATATTCTGATTGTGTTTTGTATAATACGAATTGCATTTACAAAATTGACGTCGAGGTCGTCTCCGGTTGATTTGTCTATGTCGACAGCCGTTCCGATTGCATAAAGTGCGGCTGAAACAAGTCCAGCAGCAGCGATGTGTGGCCCTGTCTGGTTATGTGCGAGCGCACGCTTTGCTGCAACGTAGCCGTCTGGTGGGATTCTGCGTGAAACTCCAGTAATTGAAGTTGGTACGTCAATCCATGGGAAGTAAAGAGCTGCATGCTCAGAACCTTCTTCTGCTTGCAACTGGGCTGCCTTTGTTTTAGCAAAGGTAGAAGTATCTGCTTTTCCAGCATGAAGAATTGCTATGCGATTGTATGTATTCGCATGAGCAATGAGTGCTTCCGAGATTGTGTATGTTGCAACAGAGGTTCCGCCTTCGGCATCTGGAACGCAAACTGCGCCAGTTCCCAAAGCATCATTAAACTTCTCCAAACCAGTTACGTAGACCGCTGCATGGGTTGTTGGTGTTGCTGTTGCGTGGTCAGAATCTCCTGCAGAGACCGTAAATGTGCCAGCGACAGGAAGAGTGGTTGCTCCGTCTGTTGCGGTTGCTATTACGTACCTTGAGGCTAGAGGGCTTGTATTTATCCTTCCAGCAGCCTGTGCCACGGATGTGACTGTTCCAGTGCTGTAGACAAGAGCGCTGTTGTAGTTAATTTTCACTCTGAAGCTAACTCCAGCAGAAACAGTTTCCACTACTGCAGTTACATCCGAGCTCCAGTCTCCTGGACCATCAGCATCTATGGTCAAAACGGTTACAGATGCTGAGTTCTTGAGCGCCAATGTACCAGTTGTAGCACCTGCGCCAACAACGCGAGACACGTAGCACTGGGTTCCGCCTTCTTCAAAGAAAGCTTCAACAGTTGGGTGAAGATAAGATGATGAAATGTAGCCACCAAAGTTAAATTCAAAGTCTGCGAGACTCTGTACTAAAATGGCTTCGTCAGTTGGTCCTCTCTCGGCCAAGCCGACGACAAACAACTGTGAGGACTCACGGACGGTAGCCGCTGATGGTCCTGTTCTTACTGCAGTGGAGACAACTACGCCTGGCATGAGACCTTCCTATTTACAATGTCGTGGGATTTTAAACCCGTCCAACGCTTTATATTGTACAGATGTAACGTGATTATTTGATGCAACTTTATAAAAAGAATGTGGCGAATTGAATATAAAAAAATATTCATCACAGAACCGCAGTACTTGCTGACTCGCCAGACACGCTTGCTGAGAGAATTGGCATTGTCTC